GTGGACGTTTCCTAGCCTTCACGAAAGTGAGGTGGGGCCACCTAACAAAGTAACACGTAGGGTAGTAATATATAGTAACACTAACGACTTGGTCCTTGACAACCGCAAGACCTTCAAACATTCCAACACTTTTCCTGTTACCACGACCGTGCAGAACCTCAAGGCGCAAACTTCCTCCCTCGGGAGCGTGGATGCGACGACTTGATACTAAACTGCGTTGGGGACCGGTTTTTGGCTTGGTGTGGGGGTGATTGGCGAGGTCTGGCCAAGTTGCGGTGCGCTGTTTCGTCCTTTAGGGACTCGTCAGTGTACTGATATAAGTACAGACAGCGTGGAATACTTTGGGTAGCTGAAACACCTTCAAAATCCGCGAGGAGGGTATGCCTCT